GATCCTTAAGCTCTCTTAAAACCATACCTTGAACCTGTGCTAATTTCACAAGAGTAGCTTGATTACTTAAAACTTTTAGCTCTTCAATTCCGACTAAATCAAATTTGCCATATTTCTCACAGAGTAATCTCACAAACTCTGCCATGTAGTTACCTCTCACAAGAAGGTCTTCGTCTGTGCTTTTAATCACACCATAATCAATTAATTTTTCATCTTCAAAAACTGCATATCCTGAACTTTTTGTGCTTAGATCTAAACTTAGAATTTTCATGCTAATAATCTTAGCACAAGAGTGAAATTCTGTCAACAACCTCTTTTTGTTTTATCTGTACATAAATGATTCACATATATAATTAACTTACTTAACCTTAATACTTAATGATTAATACTTAAGTACTTAACTACTAAGTAACTAAGTAGTATAGTTAGTAAGTTATATTATATATATAAACCATTAATGCTTAGATTAATATCTTAGTAACTACTTAACTACTAACTTAGTAACCTAGTAACTTAGTAACTAAGTAGTTAAGTAATAAATTATATATATATAAATCATTTATGCTCAGATTGATATTTTAGGAAAATAATTTCTTTTATCCTCTTGACTATAATCGTTCACTGTGCTAAAATAATTCTTAACTAGCCAAAGGAGTATATAAATGTATAGTAAAATTTTTAACCTCTACTTCAGTAAAGATAGACATCCAGGAAACAACATCATCTCAGAGGAATACTTCCAAGCTTCTGTGGACTTGGAAGGAAAGAGAGTAGCCAATGGAAGCCTAAAACAGAATGTTAAAGACCTTGTGAAATTGCACTTTGGTGATGATATCACAGAGATAGAATACTCTAGAAGTCCTCTTAGAGACTACTATCACCTGTGCACAGAAGAGCTTAGTCACAGTGAGCTAGGAAAGCTTTACTTTAATCTAATGAGTATGACCTACAAAGGCATGGAATTAGCTGATCTTGTGTATAAAGAAAATGGAGCACAAGCAGTAGCCAACTTCCTCTACAGTGCTAAGTATAACTACTTCCACAGGGTCAGCATTGAGGATTATGAATATTACAATCCTATTCCTTTTAGATTCTTCCTTAGCCTAGACCACAAGAAGTTTATGCCTAAATCTTCACAGGAGATGCTATTCTATGAAAAGATAGTCAGCCCTAGGGCTTATGGTAAGTTTATAGCCTTACACACAAAGAGGATGGATAGATATAGTGATCGCTATTCACGCTATCTTAATCGCTACTTTACCACAGAGGACTTCACAGCCAAGTTTAGATTCCATGCTAACTTCACAAAGATGGTTACAAGGAAAGTCATCATGAAGGATAAGCTTCAGACCTTAGATGAATGGTTAAGCCTCTACAAGCTTACTCCTATTGAGTATTATTCATGCTTTAACATTAAGTCTGACACAGTAACACCTCGTATGGAACTAATCTGTAGCAAGGCAGGTATGGACACAAGGAGATTCCTCTTTAATGCACTAATGCTTAGCCTTGAGAAGCATGTAGCCAATCCTTTCTATGGTGAGAAGGGACATGCCAATCCTGATAGGTCAATAGCGATTAGCCATAGTAAATTTTTAAAGGAAACTGAAGGATCTCCTTCCTTCTAATCATTTTGGGTTGCTTCCTAGTAGCCCTTTTCATTTTATCTTTAAACCCTATTTTAACCTTAAAAATTTATGCTGGTATTTTTGGATTAACCCTTGAGGGAGTAAGGACTAGGAAACTAATCAACCCTCTTTTTACTTAGATTTTTATGTTGGTGAATGGAGAAGCATGTAGTATCAATGGTTTAGGAAGGAATGAACCCTATTTTTACATAAGAAAATATGCTCGTGAATAGGTAAATCAAGCCCACCTCCCTGCCTCCTCATTTTTTAATCGACCTATCAAACAAACATTTTTAAACACTTCCTTTAAACCCCTTTCTTTCCTTTCCTTGCTAGCTTTTAGAAAAATATGCAAAAAATGAATAAAATGAATAAAATATGCATTTTCCACCCATTCTACCCATTCCTTACCCTATCCTAACTGTACTATCTACCCTCTTATCTTACCCAACATAAAAAGCAACCAATAAATGATTGCCTTAGTCTCTCCATCTCTTAGCTATAGCCCACTCACTAAACATTACTACCTTATCACCCTCTAATCCTCTAAGAGCCTGTTTCACATGTCTGCTGTACATAGGAGCATTATCAATAATAACTTGATAGCTATTACCTCCTGTGATTAGTATAAGGTCTTCTTCATCTACCATATAAGAGTAAAGTACAGAAGTCCTCTTCTTTCTACCTTCTTTATAGGTGAGTACATTACCCTCAATCCTTATTGATTGATTGTGATTGTTAGATATCTCTATTATCTTTACCATTATTATCATTCTCCTTAATGATTTACTTCTTACCTATATTATATCAAAAAAGGGTTTACTTTACAAGCAATAACTTACTTTCTTTTCTTCTTTCTTTCTTCCTCTTTCTTGCTCACTCACTTTCTAATTATGAATAGATAAAATTAAAAATATAATTACTAAAAAGCTAAAAAATTTTAAAATAAATTAAAAATTTTGTTAAAAAAGGGTTGACTTTTATTTCTAGTAGTGATATAATTAATACATAAGGTTGAGAGAGATACAACCTAGGAGCTATCAAGATTCAAGTTACTACCTTCTTAGGATAAGGAGCATAGGACTTGTGAGACAAGCCAAAAGCAAAGATCTCACTATTAAAATCAAGGAGGTAGTCAAAATGGACTACAAATTCAATTACAACAATGCTGAACTTTACATCAGTAAATATAATACTTATGGCTCAAGATTCTTCCTACTTGTGGATATTGAAAATAATACAATGTTTACAGGATGGACGGCTTCAACCGTAGCTACTCCACGCTGGGCAAACTACTTTGTACTAGAAAATACTACACAAAAAGAAGTTAAGTGTATTTATAAACACAAGAAAGCCCTTGGTTATGTTGAGCTTAACCCAGATGAATTTCAGGAGGCTCTTAAAAATGGGAGAGTATAAAAAGCTTACATTCTTAAATGTTTCGATTTCTAAAGATAAGGTAACAGTCTTCACTGAAAAAGAGACTTTACTTTCTACTAACAACAACATTCAAGCATATAACAAGCTATATAAAGCCCTAGAAGGTCAGAAAGCTGATATCTATATACTAGATCATTGGGGCAAGAAAATAGGCTCATCTGTGGATAAAAATAGCTTTATGGGTATACTTAGAAGATGGTTTGAAAACTAACTTATACAATCGCCTTGGTAACTTGGAACAACGGTTACACTTTAAATTTAAAATCTAGGAGAAAATAAAAATGTCTAAAACACTACAAAATATCATTGAAAAAGCAGTATCTAAAGGATTCGCCAATAAAAATGGGCGTATGATGTACTATTGTGGAGGAGGCTTGCAAAGTCAATGGCAAGCACGTTACAGTAAAGAAACTGATATTTTTGAGCTTGACCATTGGGGAACTAATATTGTTACATTAGAGCAATTCAGTACTTTCCCACTAGTAGCCCACATTTATGGACAAAGTAAAAGTGACCGTGATGCACTTGTTCAATTATTCAACTATTGTGGAAGAAATGACTTCCATGTTAGTTATAAACCAAGTACAGATCAGTTTGTTACAAAAGTTCAATTTGTAGGTAAGAAAACATTAGAAGACTTTATCATTTAAGGAGAAAACCATGAAAAAAGCATTATTTACTATTCTACTTGCTTGTGTGTTAGGTTTAAATATCTACACACTTGCTAAAGTAACCACTTTTACACAAAAAGAACAAGAAAAGCAGGAATTTGTTCAAAACTACACACTTAAAGATAAGCAGATTTTAGACGCTTATATTGAAAATGGGGATCACAAGCTTGTTATTTGGTCAGAAGCCAAAAAGAGCAAAGTTATTATCACAGTAGCCGAAAATGTTTGGAAATTATCTATAATTGGGAAGGTTTACAATGGAAAGATTTAACAGGATTTTACTGAATATACTTTATATAGGAATTTTCTTCAGTACATTCACTATAATGTTCATTTTCAAGGCTGGTAACGACTTGTCTAATGTATATGATAGATTAGAGAAAGAAAAACAAGAAACTGTAGTGAAAAACCCTAATCCTTCAGACTGTGAGATTGTAGGGAAAACTGATGATGGAGAATATTTACAATTTGTCTTGTGGGATTCTCAAACACAAAAAGAACACAAAATACACGTACACCCTAGTGACTATGACCTTTATAAAATAGGTGATATTTACTACACTGATAAAGATACAATAAATTAAAATCATTGGAGAAATTTAAAATGTTAAAATTAGTTATTTATAAGAAAAATGCTTGTGTTTACCTTGTTGGAGGTACTAAAGAACCTATAGCAAAATTTGATAAAAATTGTAATGTAATTGAAATTGCAACCTCATTAAACTATAAACTAGCTCGCTATTTTTGGGATATTTATGAGGGATTTTATAATAAAGGAAAATTTTACAAAGCTGAAACAGCACTTGATACAGCTTATCAATTTAAAAAACTAATCAAAGGAGAAAACTAAAATGAAAAACACTAAAAAACGCAAACTAAACTCTAAAAAATTATTTATCTATTACTCAAATGTCTTTGTAATCTTTTCTATAGCATTACATCCTGCGCTAGATTATTCTTTTCGCTTGTTCCTTCTCTTCTACTGTGCTGTATATGTTCTATGGACTTTTGTAGATATCACAAGTGAGGCTCACAAGCTATGATCCAGGAAACAGTAGACAAAGTAATTCAATTCATTGAGCAAAACGCTTACTTTCACGTTCCTTATCTTGACTTCCTAGGGGTTTATACCATTGGGGAGTCCTGGGATTGGTTAGAGAAAGGAGACAAGGTTGTTTTGATTAAAGCTTATGAAGATAGTTATGATTATTTTATTTTAAACAAGCTAGGGGAAGAAGTAAGGCTGAAATACATTAACACAGGTACTTTCCAGCCTTTACTAATTCCTGGAAACTTAAAATTTTATCTAGGAGGTTTAAATGATTAATTTAACAGGTCACAATATAAATATCTGTGACCACAAGGGTAACGTTTACAAGATTATTCCAAAGAGTAAGCTCACTTTAAGAGCCTACACAAGTTACAAAACTATTAAAGAGCTTGATGGCGTACCTGTTGATATTATTGATTATACTATCACAGATCCTTTGCCTGTTATCAAGAGCCTGATTGAAAATAATCAGTATATCATTGTAAGCAAGATCACAGCGGAAGCATTAAAGAAAAAAGGTATCACTAAAGGGGTACTAATCACAGGAAGAAAATTCTATTTAGACAATGCCCTAATAGGAGTTAGGGGGTTGAGTCTATATGAATGAAATTAAAATCAAGGGAAGTTATTCAGAAACACTGAAATACTTACAGGAAAATTTAAATCCTGAGGAGTTAAAAGGTTATAAATACCTGAAACCCTTACAGGAGATACAAAAAAGAGCCTTAAGGGCTTCACTAGGTAAATTTTATACAGATCCTATTTGTGACTTTATAATTAAAAATAGACTAGTTGGAAAAGTTAAGGATGAAGGTATTTTAGACGCTTTAACTTACTCTTATATGGAAGTAAGCCAATTCATTGAGGATAAATACACAAATGAATTATTAAATGCCTATGGAAAAGAGGTTATTTACTCAAATCTTGTTCACTTTAGCCCTATTCTTGATATTAAAAAGCAATTAGTAGAATATAAAAGAAAAGAAGCTGAAGAAAAAGCTCATCATTTCTTTAGAGACTCAAAAGGAATAGAAAGATTCTCTAATATAACTTTTAAGGCACTTTTAGAGGACTATTACAGCGGTTTTGAGTATGAGGAAGGGAATAATACACCTAGCCTTAAAAAACAGCTTACAAGCCAAAATATAGCCTTTAAAGAGGATCATTTGAAGGTATGGGGAGAAGTGAAAGCATGGTTTGAAAACTACTACACAGGTAAGCCTAATTTTCATAAGGGTTATCACTACAGAACCTTAATTTATGATTATTTTGATGATAAAATTGAAGATATTTCTAAAAAGTGGGCTTTCTGTGGTTCTTGTCATGCTGAAAGGAAAACAGGAAGTGATACTCCTAAAATTTTAGATGCTATAGGCTATAAAATGCTTAAATTTTACTGTTTAGATGAAGAATATAACCTAATTCCTTCCACACGTATTTATTACTATCAGGAAGGTGAAGATATAGCTTTTTCAGGAACTTACACTAATTTTGGAAGGGGAGAGATGGCTAAAAGTGCTTATTCTTTCACAAAAGCTGTTATGTGCTTTATCTTTTCTAGAAAATTTGAAGATTTTAAAGAAATTGAGGGAATGTGTATAAACACAGGAGAGCTAGAAGATGTAGGAATACGTTTCTATGCCAATACATCACAGGATAGTAGATACAAGCAATTTGGCACAGCTGAGATTCTTTCAGGATTGTGTCTTGATGCAGATGATTGCTTTCATATTTTAGGAGGTTAGGTAAAAAGAAAAAGACCTCCTAAGAATGGGAAGGAGATCTTTCTCTAACACACTAAATAGGATACACAGGAGATCGAAAGATCAACATGTATCAAAATAGTCCTTTGTTAAGAACTATAATACATTATATCACAAGTTGTGAAATTGTCAATAGGTTAAACCTAAAAATTATAATTGTGTGGTATTTAATTGAAATTCTTTATCTGGGTATAGATGAGTTTACAACCTTATTTTATCTGGGTATTAATGGTTAGTATATATAATAATACTTAATTTATATAATATATAGTTACTAAGGACTAGAAAAATAAATTTAAAAATTTTAAAGAAAAGTGTTGATTTTTAAAAATCATTGTGCTAAAATAGGGTTATACACTAATGAGGATGCCAAAAAGCAACAGGAGGTAAAAAAAAATGAAAGTGAGACATTATTTATGTATATTAAAATTCCTATAAACCTTTTGCATGATAATCCTTTCAACTCAATCAATGAATGTTTGTTTTATGCTTTCTGTGCTAGTCACACAGAGGATGAGATAATGACATTCAGTTACAGTACTGAGAAATTGCAAGAGGTTTTTCCTGTGTCTTCATCACAACTTACAAGATATCTTAATAACCTAATAGATCTAGGTATTGCTGAAAACAAAAGCTACCTTTTCAGTCACAGAGGAGTTAAATTTGCAAGTAAAAGAAACTATAAAGTAAATACTAGCCTTTACTATGATAGTTTTAGTTATGATGAAAATGGAAAGGCTAAAGATTATCTTAACCTTAACCTAGGATGGGTTATGCTTTATGGAATGAGCCTAACAACAGCCCTAGTACTTGCTTTTCTGTACACAAGCTATATCTACTTAGGTATGCCTGAACAACAGTATTTGAATACACAAAATGTGATGGAGATGACAAGTATCAAGGAACGTAAAACGGTTTATAAAGCCCTTGACCAGCTTTCTGTGCTAGGATTCATCACTGAGAAAGTATCAGATAAAAGATACTATAGACTAATTGAGGTGAATGAAAAAAAGTGTTTGTGTAAGTCTATTGAAGAGCTTGATGAGTCTATTGCAAACATAAACTTTAATATCCTAGATATCATTAAAGGAAAATCAAAAAGGTTTATTAAATCACTAGAAAGCTACCTGAAAGAAGCTTCTACAAAGTTAGGTGACATCTATTGGGATGCTTATAATGTTATGTTAGGGTATATGCCTGAAAGATTTAAATTCAAGCCTGTGATTGATTGGAGGTTTCTTGAATAAATGAGTAAAGAATTTTTAGATCTTCTAAGAAGAAACTTTTCTGAAGAAGATGTTGTTTTCTTTGGTATAAATAAAAAGTTCTATAATCAAAAACATGAAGAAAATAAGTTTGCTAGAGACTTTGAGGAAGCCAAGTTTCCTGTGAAGCTTATATCTTCTCAGGTAAAAGCTTTAAGGGATAAATATGATCTCTATGTTTGCTTCACTCCTGTGGGAAGAGATAAACGATTAAAACCTAATGCAAAAGATAGCTTCATCATTGCACAAGATATTGATGGAGTACCTATTCCTGAAGATCTTCCACCTTCTTACTATTGGGAAACAAGCCCAGGAAAATTTCAAGGTGTTTGGATTTTAGATAATAAAGTAACTCCACAAGAGCAAGAGATCATCTGTAGAAAGCTTATCAAAAAATACAACTTTGATCCTTGTGGTTCTGACATTGTGCATTTCTATAGGATTCCAGGAACACGTAATCACAAGTATGCTAGTACTTTCAAAGTCTCAGGTATGCAAGGCAAAGGTACAGTGTACAGGAAGCGTGAAATTATCAAGCATCTGAAAGATGTGGATATCACAGAAAGTGTGGTAGTTGATAATGAGCCTATAGAGTATAAAGAATATGACCTAGAAGAGCTTCTACTTGAATATTCTGTTAAGCAGGAATATGAAAGAATTTTAGGATCAGATAGATCAGAATGGGCTTGGAACATTGAGAGCAAAATGTTCATCAATGGAGCAAGCAAGGAAGAAGTAAAATTTGTGCTTCTAAATGCTCCTGATTCAATGGCTAAGTTCACAGAAAGAAATGTAGATTCTGAAGTGAATAGGGTATATGCTAAGGTTGAGGCTGAAGCTAAAGAGATTGAAGAAGAACTTGAAGATAGAGCCTCATTGAAGCGTTTAAGTAAACCTTCTAAAGGAATTGTAAGGCTTGAAGATACTGAGCTAAGAGGCAAGAAACCACACAGAGGTAAAGTCAATATCAAGCGTGTTGATGAGATCGAACCTTTTGACCCTACAGATTTTTGGTTAATTGAGGATCTGTGGGAAAATAACTCAGTTGGTGTGATTGGAGCACCTTCCAAGTCTTTCAAGTCAACTCTTACTCTTAACCTTGCCTGTGCTGTAGCTACAGGAAAACCTTTTGATGGTAGAGAGGTCAAGCAAGGTGCTGTATTGATAATTCAAGGTGAGAATAACTTATCAATGGAACAGCACAAGATATATTCAATCACGGGTGAAACAGAATTGCCTATCTACTTTGTGGATGACAATATCACTATGGATCATATTTACAAGCTCAAGGATAG